AGCAGTGGTATCAACGCAGAGTACTGGCTTAGGGAAGCTTTATCTCACTATGAGCACAAGTCACCGCGCGCTACCCGAATCACCCATGCAAGTCAAGGCTCAAAGCGAGCATAACCCCTCGCCGACCGCCAATCCCCGCGCGCCAGCCATATCTCACTCAACAGTCAGATACGATCAACCGCACGCAAATCGCATAACACTTAACATAATCAATAGCTTAACAGGTATTGTTGATGTAGATACAGGAGGGGTGCAGCCAAGCCGATAGCATCATCACGACACTGTGATAAGCCAACTATCACGCTTTCGTGATGGATCGCGGAATTGCAATGCCCGCGTGTAAGAGTCTACTTGGGTAGTACTCTGCGTGCGTCCCCCAAAAATAATTTTGAAAAGCTTGCAATCTGCTATAGCCCGTGATCTAACCCTCGACGCCTCCTGAACCCGGGCCTAGATCACCAGCCGCGCACCACCATGCGTTAAACCCGAGGGACCCTTCGAAAATGCCAAAAACCAAACCGCCTCCGAAATCACCGCCCTGCTCCGAGCCACCGTCCAGCCCGCCCACGGCGCCTGGCAGATCTACGCCAACGTCCAGAATGCGCTGGCCACCCTGATCGAGCAGAACCAGAAGATCATCGAGCTCTTGGGGCCGACCGAGACGAAGAAATGACCGCCCGCCGCTTCAACATCCTGATGACTTCCGCGGTTGTCGCAACGGCGATCGCCATTCCCCTCGGCCCTATACTGGCGTTCGAGCTCGATCAACCGGCCTACGCCGCGACGGTTTTCCTGCTGGCCTTTTTTCTTGTTTGATGGAGCACGCGATGTTTTACGTTGGGCAGAAAGTGGTGTGCGTGGACGCCGACAGTCACTACGGCTATGTGATCCGTGGATTGGAACAGAACAAAATCTACACCGTTCGCTGGGTCGGCGACTTCACACATCCGGAGTTCGGCGCTGCGGCATGCCTGCGCCTGAACGAGACGATCAGGCATTGTGAGCACTACTTGATCGAAGACCTGCCGTCCCGGGCCGTTCGTTTCCGCCCCCTCGTCGAACGCAAGACCGACATCAGCGTCTTCACAGCACTTCTCAATCCGGCGAAGCAAGATGCCTAAGTGCCCCGCCGGCCACGACTACGACGAGGCCAATACCAGATGGGGCACTCGCGCCGACGGCAAGCCGTACCGGCAATGCCGGGCCTGCCAGCGCCGCAGACAGAAATTGAAGTACCGCCATGACGACGCCTACCGAGAAAGAGAGAAAGCCCGGATCCTCGCCAACTACCGGCAAAAAGTTCAGGCCCAGCAAGCAGACGGTGGCGGTCCGCCCGTATAAATACAAGCAACCGACCAAGGCCGAGATGTACGAGGACCTGAAGAAGGCCGTGGAGAATACAACTTCGTTGCCGCGAGGGCTGAAGTGACGCCTGAACAGTTCATCGCCGGCGCCGTCAAGGTCTACGGCCGCAAGAAGTGGAAGCCGAAGCTGGCGGCTGATCTCGGCGTCGACGTCTCCACCATCCACCGCATCGTTAAGCGGACTCAGGTCCCCGGCCCCTACGAGGTCGCCCTGCGGGGCCTGATGGCGCACCGGAGCCAGGAGGTTTTGCTGGAAAAAGCGGCGAGGAAGTTGCTGCCGCGGAAATTCCGGAAGCGCACGACGCCGCGGAAGCCGAAGACCAAGCCGGCCGAACCGACAGGGGGAACCACATGACCCACTTCAAATCCACCGACGAACTCGAACGCGACATCCGCAACCAGGTGCTGTTCGACAGCATGCGCCGCCTCAACAGGAGACAGAAACTCATGATACTTGCCAAGCGCTTCAACTACCCCCTCGCCCTCGGCGCGCTGTTCTGCGCCATCTTCTGGATCGTGCTGTGCATGACCGTGGTGCATGCCGACGAGCTTCACGTCCCCTGCCCAACCACCGAGCCCTGCAAGATCGTGGTGCTGTCGCAGGGCGAGGAGAAACTGCTGATGCAGCCGAACGGCATTCTCGACACCGCGGCGCAGGCGCGAGCGCTCGACCTCGGCCAGTTCGCCGTCTACCTGAAGACCCGGATTGCTAACTCGCCGGCGGGGGAGCCTGTCAAGCCAACAGCGCCCGTACCTCCAAACACTGCGGTGGAAGGCACGCCGACTGTCGGTGATAAGCCAAATTAGTTATTGACTACTACCCCATTTGTAGTACACGATCCGCTCGTTCGCCGGCAACCCCCATTGCCCAGCGCCGGCGGACACGAGGCCACGCTACACCCCTCCCCGCTGGCGTGGCCTCGTTTTTAATTAAAGGAGATTGCCATGTCCCTTCGTCGTTTGAACCGCCACGTTAAATCGCTGGCCGAAAAGGGGAAGCCCGGCGCAATGGCGCGGCACATATCGGTGCGGATGCACCCAAGCGGCCGTAAATTTGAGTGGCACCCCACCAAGGGCTGGCGGCGTCCGGTCTGATGCTCCGTCCGATCCGCTCCACCTTCAAGCGCAAGCCGAAGAAGCGCGTAGTCTCGCGCAGCTTCCGCATCCCGCCGGATGTCGACAAGGAACTGGAACGGGCGGCGAAGGAGAAGCGGTGGAGCAAGAGTTTCCTGATCCGCGACATCCTGGTGTCGTGGCTGACGTTTCAGAAGGCCGAGGGGAAAGTGAAATGAAACTGTTTCTCGTACTCACTACGATAAACATTCCCACGGTACTTGCTCTCTATCGCAAGTGCTCGATCCACACTGATTTTATCGTGGCGGGGGATCGAAAGACGCCGCGGGAAGCTTATGAATTCGTATTGGCGATGGACAAGACGAGCGTGTGTCTTCCGGAATCAGGGCATAAGTGGAAGTGTTCCGAGGCCATCGGGTTTGATTGCCTTCAACGCCGGAACATAGGTTTTCTCGAGGCGTTGAAAGCCGGCGCCGACGCCATCGTTACGATCGACGATGACAACATTCCGATCGCTACCGACTATTTTGATCGTTATAGAAACGTGCTGCATCTTCCTTTTCACGGTATCAAGGTAAGTGGCAAGGAAGGCTGGTTTGATCCGGGACAGTTCTTGGTACCACCAGTGGTGCAGCGTGGATTTCCGATTCAAGTGAATCATCGACCGAAGTTCGAACCGGTTACCAATGCGAGGATCGGCGTGGCGTCGGGGCTGATCCTTGGCGACAGTGATATGGATGCCTACACCCGTATTGGCAAGGCGCCGACGGTTGGCGATGTGGCCATGCTGGCGCAAGCTGGGTGCGTCGTGGATCCCAAGACGTACACGATCTTCAATTCGCAAAATTCATGTGTGTTGCGCGAATTTGTTCCGGCCTACTTTATGATGCCGGGCGTTGGGAGGTACGATGACGTGTACGCTTCGCTTATCGTCCAGCGCGTGATGCGCGAGCGAGGTTACCATGTGCATCTCGGTCAGCCCTTGGTTTTGCAGGAAAGAAACGAGCACAATTTGATCACCGACCTGCGCGCCGAGATCGACGGGATGGAGAATGTCGAGAAGCTGGCCGACCTGCTCGACAGCATCGTGCTGCCTGCCAAGAGCGTGATCGAGGACACCCGGATCATCTACGAGGCGATGTGCTTTTGCGGGTTCATTCCGCAGAAATCGGCAGCGGCCGGGCTGGTTTGGCTTGAGGACGTGGGGAGCGTGCTTTGAAGTTGGCAATCGCCTACAACACGATGAACAAATTCGAACTGACCAAACAGACCTTTCCGGTTCTGCGAGACGGCCAACACGCATTGCTATGGTCAGACGGATCGGCCGATCCATGGGCGCTCGATTTTTTTACCGAGAACCGGTTTACCGCTACTGAGTCTTACGAGCAGATTAAAGGCGGCGCCGACGCAGGCATCGCGCACAGTTTGACGCGCTTGCTGCAATATCCGGCGAATTACACGCATGTCGGGCTCGTCGAGTCGGACGTCCTCCTCGACCCCGACTGGCTCGCCCCCACCCTCGAACTGTTTGAGAAAGGAAAAGCGGATGGCCTCGATGTCGGAGCTGTTAGCCCGCGGTCGTATGTGGATCGGGTTCTCATTCAGAGAGACGGTTACGCCGTCATGCACAACATTGGCGCCGGAGCAATTATATTCACCCGAGAGGCAGCAGAGTTGGTGTTGCGGACATTTCGGACCGCTTGGTGGCAGGATAACGTATGGCTGTTTGCCAACCTCAGCGGGATCGACCTTCGAACCTATGCCGCCTTCCGCGGCAACGAACAATGGACTACAACGGATTGGTCTTGGGAGGCCCAGATCGCAAGGCACGGCATGGCCTCGCTTGCGCTCACTCCGGCGCGTTGCACCATGGTCGGCCAGGTCCCGCCGCTGGCGGAGCAGGGACTGGAATTAGTCCCCTGGACCGACGCCAAGCACCATCTTGCTGCAGCACGCAACGAACCGGCGTTTATTCAATATCGGAATACGCTGATGTACATCCGCAGCGGCGACTGGCAACTTCCGCAGGGCTTGCTTCATCGCGACGGCGCAGGCATGCTGTTTTTCCCGCATCAGATCGGCAACCTTCCGGGGGCGTCATGGCAAGGAACTACGGAATTGAAATGGTGCCAAGGCTTCGGCCCTTTCGCCTACGTCGCTGGTCCGGGCGGCGCATCTCTCTCGGCGCGTATCTCCGGCATCTCGCAATTCCTCTGTGCTGGAGGAAGCGCCGGCGCCAGGGTGACGATCACGGACACCCGCTCTGGATTTAGGACCAGCCCGGATTTTCCCGCCGGCGACCAGCCGATCGCGATGCAGGTGCCGGGCGGCCCGATCCCGAGGGAAGTCACCATGGATCTCGCCGAGGGCGCGGTGTTCTACGGCCTGCAGACCGCCGACCCGCAGATGATCGACACCACGTTCAGATTCGATTGGAATCAGTTACCGAGAGCAAAATGAAGAAGATAATCATCCTCGGCGCCGCCGGTTTTTTGGGGGGCCATCTCGAGGCAAGACTGAAAGCCGACGGGCACTTCGTCGTCAGCGCCGGCCGCAGTCGGCCGAAATATCGGGAATCGATCGCTGACGAGTTTCACGTCGTTGATCTTCGCGATGAAAAATTCACGCACGTTTTGATGGCGCGCTACGAGTACGCCGAGGTGTACGCGCTCGCTGGCGACGTCGGCGGCTTAGGGCACATCGCGACTGGCCGGCACGACGCCGAGATCATGACCAACTCGACCCGGATCAATTTGGCTGTGCTCGAAGCTGCCCGCCGCACCAATCCCGGCAAAATTTTCTTCGCTTCCAGCCAGTGCGTCTACCCCGATCCCGGCATCGACCCGTTCGCGCAGGAGCGCATCGCGCTGGCCCCCGCGTGCCGCGAACAGGACGCCAGCTTCAACACCTTTCCGTTTGCGCAGGAGAAGCTTTATGCAGAAGCCCTTTATCGAGCTCACGCTTCAGCTTACGGACTTGAAGTTCGAATCGGACGGCTCGGTAACACTTACGGGCCATACTGCACCTGGGACGGCGCCCGCGCTAAAGCCGTGGCTTCGATATGCCGAAAGGTTTTGCAAGCCCCTTACGCTGGGACTGTGGAGTTATGGGGCTCAGGAAATCAAACGCGAAGCTTTACCTACGTCGACGACGTCATTGACGGTATACTTCGACTGATGGCCGCCGACTACTCCGGCCCGGTCAACATCGCCTCCAGCCAGCAGGTGACCATCATCGAACTGCTGGAAACCGTCTGCCGGATCGCCAACAAGATCGTCGGGTTCAAGACGGTACCGGGGCCGATCGGCGTCAACCATCGCAACAGTGACAACACGCTCTGCCGGCAGGTCCTGAACTGGGAGCCGCGCACCGGCCTTGAATTGGGCATCGCCATGACCTATCCGTGGATAAGAGAGCAGGTGGACCATGCTTCCTAAATGGATATTCGAACGACGCAATAAATTCCCGCAACAATTAATCGAAACGCAGCGCGATATCGTCGTTGGCAGTTTTGTCGGCGCAACGTATCGGCAGGAGGAGATCGTCGATTCCCGCGTGCGGGCGATTTTGCGCGAAGTGCGAATCAAGAATTACTTTCGAAACCTGCTCTGGCTCTGCGGATGGGCATGGAGGTGCATAAAATACTTCGTTGAACGCCCATGCAACAAGCTGCTTGCATGGCACTCCAAAATGTACTACAAGTGGGGTACAAAAACGGGAGAGATCTATGATACTGGGGTATGCGAGGGTGAGCACGGCGGATCAAGCCAGCGGACGACCGATCGAGCCTCCAGGTCTCAGACTGACGTGATCGAGGGCTTCGCCCGCACCCGCGGCGCCGACAAATACGGCGTCCAGATTTTTACCGATGCCGGCGTCTCCGGCGCCACCAAACTGGCGGTGCGCCCTGCAGGCGCCGATCTGCTCGCCAGCATGAAGCCCGGCGACACCGTGATCGCCAGCAAGCTCGACCGCATGTTCCGTTCCGCCTCCGACGCCATCGATATGTTCGAGGTGTTCAAGGCGGCCGGTGTCGATCTCGTGCTGTTCGACATTTCGAACGAGCCGGTATCGACCGGCGTCGGCAAACTCATTATGACGATTCTCGCTGCTGTGGCCGATATGGAGCGCATCCGTATCAAGGAGCGCACCGCGGAAGGGCGGAAAGGCGGCGAAGGCCAAGGGCCGGGCTGTCGGTACGGTGCCGTTCGGATATCAGGAAAATAGGCCAGACGGCCGAGTTGGAGATCGAATGAGAAGGAGAGTGAAGGCCGCAAAATTCATGCGCGGATCTTTATCAGGATCAAATTTCAGTTTGCCGGAGAATTCGGCAAGAAGTTATTCGGACGTCAGGCTTGCGAATCTCGCGGGCCGGCAAACCGTACACGCCGATGGCGATCCGGCGGGTGGTGATGGAGGCGCAGCAGTGACCAATGCGTTGCCGGGTTCCTGCTAAGAGCACGTGGAGCGATTGCCGGATAATCGTCTTTTCGCGTCTACGAAATTTTCTTGGAACGTTCGGAAATACAAGACATATTCGTTGCCACTATGTTGAATCTTCTGGCTACGCAAATAAAAGATACGTATCCAAATGACATGATTCTAAAATAGAGGAGTACGCAGATATCATCAAAACTAACTTTGACCCGCGAACGGTGTTAGGCAGTCGTCGTGACAAGAGAACAATTGGAAACCGAGTGCCGCTCGATCTTTGCATCGCATTGCAAGGCGAGGCGTCGTTGCCTTACGCCAGCGCGAGGACGACCCGGGTCGAATTCGATCCACGACGGTGCACGATCCACCTGCCCGGCACCCTTGTCGGCCGCCGGCACAGCCACACCATTTGCCACGCGCATGATTTTCGGAACGCCAACAAGGATTCGATAAGTGGGTGACAGGGAAGGCGCTATCAAACTTCTGATTCAAGGTGAGACCGCAGCGCGCGACAAGTCGGCGCCGACCAATGCCGACCACGGCTACCAGCTTCTGGCATCCGCATGTTATTCTGATCCTACCTACGCACACGCCTTCTACGTCAACGGATGCACCGCCTCCGACCTGAACCGTCCGCACGCCTCCGTCGCCCTGTTCCGCCGCACCCTCGAAGGCGAGCAAACGCCGAACGAGCGCCACAAGAGCCTGACCAATCTGGCGTGGGAATTGATGAAAATCGGCGGCCACGCGGAAGCAATGCCGCTGCTGGACGAGGCGATCGGCCTCGAGCCGAATTCGTCGTTACCATGGATGCACAAGAGCCTCTGTTTTCAAATCTTCGGTGCCACCAAGACCGCGGTGTCCTGCGCCTACAAATGCTTCGAGCTCGCCGACAGGAATGACGGCGCCGGAATGGCGATCGCGGAATTCCAACTGGCGTTCGCACTGCTGTACGACCGGCAGTACGCGCTCGGCCTGAAACATTTCGAGGCGCGCTTCGCGGCCCGGCTGCCGAACTTTTTGTTGTACCCGTATTCCGAAATGGCGAGGCGAGAATGGCAAGACTCTTTTCCTGGTGGCCGATCAAGGTCTCGGTGACACGCTGTCATACGCTCGATTTGTTGAGCGCCGCGGCGAAACGCTGTGTCGTTTCATCCATGTGCGTACAATCGAGTTACGAAGTGTCTTTGAGCACGCCTTTCGCGATGTACCGAAATATCAATTTCATGCCCTCGCCTCGAATTTTCCGGGCGACGCTGATGCGTGGTCAACGTTTGTGTCGCTCCCCTTTGCTCTGGGGCTGACCGACGACGAGATCATCAACGCTCCCAACATCGACATGCCGCGCCCGCCGCTGTCGAACGCGTGGAAAGTGCCGGACCGCAAATTCCACATCGGCATCGCCTGGGCCGGTAGCCCGCTGAACGACATCGACAAGCACCGCAACATACCGATCCACCACTTCATGGAATTGTATCGAGTTCCGGGCGTTCAAATTGTATTCAGCTTGCAGGTCGATGCCAAGAAAAGTGACTTGGGATTTATGGGGCTTTGCGCCTTTCATCAGGGACTTGATCCGGTATATGCCGAGACATTGCCGACACCATTTCACGATCCTTGCACGAGCTTGACCTCGTTATCACGGTCGAAAGTCAGCGTTCGGTCACATGTGCTCTATGGCCGGAAGACGAGCTTGGGTTCCGTACAGTTGGCTTGGCAGAGATTACCGAGCGGAGTGGGGAAAGCGCAGAGCGACTTTGGACCCCCAAAGCATCAAGTTCTTCCAGCAATCCGACGACATGCGCTGGGAGCCCGTGTTCGAGCGGATCGTCGAAGCGTTGAGGGAGAAGGTGCATGGAGGCATAATAGTAACCGGTTTTTGATTCGCACGAACGCCTATTGGAAATTTGTCGTTACGATCGCAAAAATCCAGGTGATATTCACAAGAAGGGAATCGTACCACTAACAGAAAATAGGAAAGGAGATGGGATATATTGCGACACAGGGCTATCGTCGCATAGTTATAGCAGGGCAGACGGTACAGCGGCAGCGCCACTTGGCGTTTTGTTAGCTCTATGACGCGGTTGCCAAATGGCTGACTGTTGGATGATGTCCGTCATGTCCGACATGGATCGCCGCCAGTCGGCTAATAATAGGATTTCGGATTTAGCGAGGAAGCTACAGTAAGCCAAAATCAATTCAATGAAGGGCGGCGTGAGAATCGCGGCTTACAAGGGCTATCGACGAGCGTCTCCGCGGACTTACGCTGTCGCGGGAAGCCGGCGGTCGACACTGCGCGCTGATTCACTGTCGGAAATATATTTAGGATCTTACGATACGCCCGAAAGTTGCAGCGTTATAGATGACCGATCAAGCCGCTAATGGAAAGACACTCACGGCGCGTTCGCCACTTTAAATTTTCGAAAAAGTGTTCATCGAGAGTGGATTCTAGTATGAGTCAATCCTGGATGAAGACTGTTTAATTCTGATATGGTCGCCGAAGTGTGGCTGGAATTCGGAAACAGAAGAACCCTTGGTAAAATTTACAAAAAATGGAAAGACGGCGGCTTATAAAGGGTCCGCTGACTTCGGGTACCGCCGATGTGATAGTCCCGCGCGCCGTCAGTCGGTTCAATGTTTTTATCAGAAATAAAAGGATTTGCATCGGACTGGCGTTATGTCTGACGAACCGCAACCCTCCGAATCCGAAAAGCGCGCCCTCCTGTTCGAGGATATGGCCCGTCAAATCCGGCTGAACGACGGCGCCAAATTCGGCGGCGCTTTCCTCGTGGTCCCGCCCGGTGATGGCGAACCCTTCAGTTCGCTGATGCTGAACCAGGATGAGCCGTCGATCTTCTGGGGCGCCGTCAAGACGCTGGCCGAGGTCGCCATGGCGGCGCTCGACCCGAGGAACCCGAACAACCGGGGCTTCCGTTAACGCGCCAGTCCTATATGCATCCCGCCGACCAGACATGAGATCAGGTCGAAGATGATGTAGACTGCCATGCAGGCTACTACGGCCCACAAAACGATGTTGATGATCTGCGCGACGATCGGAATGCCGATCAATCCGGTTAAATAAGGGACCAGCAGGCGGATGATCGAGACGACGGCGATCACCATGATCAGCCAGATACAAAGCTGTTCGATCCAGGCCATTGAAAAGCACATAGGGGAACCCTCTAAGGTGTGGACCGCAAACGTCCCGGGCGCTATAAGGTTCCATGGCTCCCTTGATTGACCTCACCGGCAGACGTTTCGGCAGGCTGACCGTTCTCGCCCTAGGCCCTAGAAAAGGGCGACACTGGTCTTGGCACTGCACATGCGATTGCGGCGAGATGAGAATTTGTCTCGGCATAAATCTTACGACAGGCAAATCGCAAAGCTGCGGCTGTCGCCACGGGGTTCACATAAGTGTTCCAGTTCAACACGAAGAGCTTATTAAGCTACTTCGCTATGATCCCGATACGGGGCTGTTTTACTGGCTGGTTACCGGCGCCAGAAATATTGCCGGGCAACAAGCAGGCCACACCAACACTGACGATAATTACGTCAGAATAGGATTGGGCGGCTATGTCTATCGCGCGCATCAATTAGCATGGTTCTATATGACGGGCGAGTGGGTCGACGGTATCGATCACGAAGATGGCGTCACAAACAATAACCGCTGGCTAAATTTGCGCGAAGCGAATCAGTTTCAAAATTCAGGCAACGCCAAACTAAGCAAAGCTAATAAATCAGGTTACAAAGGCGTTATAGCCAAAGAAGGGCGCCACACTGCGGCGTGCTGTAGAAAATATCTTGGCAGCTTTAGCACTGCCGAGGAAGCAGCACTAGCTTACGATGAGGAAGCTCGAAAAATTTTCGGCGAATTTGCACGAACTAATTTCGGGATGTTGCAATGAGCGGCTGGAGTCGAGAAAAAAGGATTGCTTTTGAACAAGCGTTCTACGCCTATTTGGACCATTGCGAGATCAACTCGAAGGATCATGGCGAGCCGATCATCCTCGGCCAGTACCTCATGTACGGCCAGCGGGTGTTTATCACCGCTATTTTCGACGGGTTGGAAAATGATATTCACGACTTTTTTTGTTTGAAGAGTCGGCAACTCGGGATCACAACTATCATTCGAGCCTTGTGCGCATTTTTCCTCGGCGTTCATCGAGGACTGACCGGCGCTCTGGTGTTCGATACCAATTCAAATAAAAATTTGGCCCGCGACGAACTTGTTACGATTATCAAGGCGCTTCCCAAAAACCTAAAATTTCCTGCCATCGCCAAAGACAACCGCGACGGGCTGACGTTAGGCAACTCGTCGAAAATTCTTTTCATGTCGGCAGGCGTGAAGGAAACGCAGACATCAGGCACGCTCGGCCGGTCCGCCGGCGTAGCATTGGCTCACCTGTCCGAGTTATGTTCGTACAAAAACGAAGAAGGTTTGATATCATTCCAGGAGTCGTTGTCGGACGTCAATCCGAATCGTTTGTACATTCGCGAATCTACCGCACGCGGTCCTAACATGTGGATGCGCATGTGGAAGGAGGCGCGTAAAAATTCACGAAATTGCGTTTGCGTTTTCATCGGCTGGTGGGCGAAAGACAGTCACCGCATCGAGCGAGACGATAAGAATTGGGAATTCTACGGAGCGCAGCCGCCGACCAAGGACGAGCAGGCTAAGATCGACCTTGTCAAGCAAATGTATAATTTTGATGTTTGTCAGGAGCAGTTGGCTTGGTATCGCAAAGCAATGGACCCGGCGGCGACAGATGTCGACGATGTAGATGCCGGGTTCGAGGCGGACGCCTATCAGAAACAGGAACAGCCGTGGGATGAGGAAGAGGCTTTTCAGATTACGGGAAGTATTTTCTTCGCGGGCGAAAAGCTAAAAGATCAGACCGAAAAATGGGTCAGTCGAAAATATATGCCTTACATGTTCTTGGGCGGAGCAGAATTTCCGGACATGAAGGTCTACAAAGCTGAAAATACTCGCAACATTGAATTGAAGGTGTGGGAGCCTCCCGTCGCTGAAGCAGTTTATGTTGTCGGCGTCGATCCTGCATTCGGCGAAAATGAAAGGAACGATCGCTCGGCTATCCAAGTGTTACGCTGCTACGCCGACGGAGTGGATCAGGTTGCGGAGTATGCCTATCCGTTGGTGGTGCCGCGCCATCTGGCGCACATCTTAGCAGGCATCATGGCGTGGTATGGCAACGAGCCTCTAACAGAAATTCACTATATCCTCGAAATAAATGGCCCCGGCGGCGCAGTGTTGCAGGAATTGCGTTCGCTTAAATTTCAGATCGAGAACGGCTACGCTCCGATGGAGGAGCAAGGCATCAAGAACATATTTACGAACGTAAAACAGTATTTGTACAGTAGGCCGGATTCTCTTTCGGCCGGTGCGGGTGTTTGGCACTTCAAGACTCAGCTTCAGACCAAGATTATGATCATGGAGGAGCTTCGGGGGTTTGTCGGTTCTGGCCACCTTCGGATTCGTTCGCACGATTTGATCGAGGAGATGCGAACCATTGCTCGTGATGGCGATACGATCGAGGGCGAAGGAAGCGGGGAGCACGACGACCGAGTGATGGCGATGGCGCTGTCCACCCATTACTGGGACACCCGGATTCGCCGAAATATGATCATCCAACGGCGGACCAGGGAAGCTGAAAAGGTAAAAAAGCTCAGGAGCGTCATTGACCAAACCGCCCTGTTCAATCAGAACATGATGTCGGCGTTTATGGGTACCAAGGCCAAGACCCGGATGCAGACGCAGCAGCTGGCGATGAAGAACGCGTGGCGCTATGGTCGTCGTTGATGCTCCGCACTTTTACGCCGCAATTATCTTCGAAGGCACCACAGTTGTTCGTGCAGCGCCTATTTTGGCATGGACCATCGGCAAGAAAGCGGACTATCTTAGCGCGTACTTCCGGCGAAAAGGCTGGAAAGCAATTTTGGTGAAGTAGATGGCAGCTTTCGTTTTGAAGTGTCCGGCGTGCGAGAAAAAATTCAAGTACGACGTCAGCGGGGGCTGGCCTGATTTTTGCCCGCTGTGCGCGCACAAGATGGGTAACGATCGTCCGGATGACGAGATCGTTTGCCCGGCGTTTCTCAGTCAGAAATCCAAGAACAACGATGCCGTGGCGCGCCAGATCATGGACGGCTCGGAAACCCGCGCGCAGATGGCCGCCGCGATGGCCGGCACCGACGCCAGCGAGATGGCTTCCTTGAAGATCACCGACCTCAACGATCGCAACGACACCCAGTTTTCCGCCAAGGAGGTCGTCAATCCGGTGACCCAGCGCATGGATGCGATGCAGGCGGCAGGATTGCCCACCGGCTTCGGCACCAACGCGGCCGACGCCATGGCGCGCGCGGCTGCCTCCCATACCGGCGACGCTCCTTACGCTGGCCTGCGCACCATGAAGAACCTGCAATCGAAACTGACACCTGTCGGGCAAGCTCCGCTGCCGCGGCAGATCACTGATAATCCGAATTACAGGTCGCCAGTATGATTCCGATCCCGACAGGCGAGAAGCTGCTCATCCCGTTTGCGAATGAGTTGATCGAGACCTGCCGGGTCAGCCAGGCCAACCGGGCTGCCTATTACCGTCTCCTCAACCAGGTCGCCGAGACCGGCAGGCCGGACGGCAGCAAGGCACTCATCAACATGATGAACAGCCATCTCGAGCGCACCGCCTCGCATCTGTTCTCGCCGGTTGAACTGAAATTCGCTTACGACTTCGACAATGATTACGACGCCAACACCATCAAGCGCGGTCAGGTCGCCGCCAAGCATTTGACCCGGCAGTGGGAGAAGAACGGGCTCGGGCATCTGTTCGGGCAGGGAGTCTACGAGGGCCTGAAGTACGGCGCTTCGATCATGAAGCAGTGGCCGCGCGCCGAGGGCCCGCCCGACAAGGAGCGCATCACCTACGAGACCAAACTAGTCCGCCCATGGAATTTCGGCGTCTACCGCGAGAGCGAGCAGGCGATCGACAAGCAGGAAGCTCTCTGCGAGACTTCGTATCTGACCGGCCCGGAAGTGTGGCAGCGGATTTGGCGGCTGCCGGAATCGAAAAAACTCTACGAACAGATCATGACCCACTCGTCGATGGGCCAGTCGGCTGGCAGCGGGCCGGACAGCTTCTTCCATCAGGTGCTGTCGACCTCGCAGATATCCACCGGGGTGCAGGGCGCGACCCGCCCGCTGCCGGGCGGCATCGTCCAATTGGGCAACGACCCGAATTATCCGACCATCACGCCGACCGACGGCGCCCCGACCGTGAAATTCCACGAGTTGTGGGTCAAGGGCGAGGACGACTACAAGGTCATCCAGATGGTTGAGCCCGATCTGCTCATCACCCGGTTCAAACTGTCGAACCTGATCGGCATCGAGCAGACCCAGCCGTACCGCATCATCCAGCCGAACCCGATGGTCGACTGGTTCTGGGGCCGGAGCGAGTTGATCGACCTGATCGAGCCGCAGGGCTTCCTCGCGATGCTGTGCGACGACCTCAAGCGGCTGATCGGTTTGCAGATCGACAAGATCCTGGCGTTCAAGGGCGAGAACAATATCACCGACGAGGCTTACGGTCAGTTCCGGCTGGCGGGCTACATGAACCTTGGTCAAAACGGCGGCGTCGAGGATCTGACGCCGAAATTCCCGGCTGAACTGATGCCGATCATCAAGTACGTGCAGGAGCAGATCAACAACCTCGGCAATTTCCCCGAGGTGATGCAGGGCAAGGGCGAGTCGGGCGTGCGCGCCGGCGCCCATGCCGACACGCTGCTGAAGACCGCGTCCTCGGTGCATCGCGACTCCGCGCTTTGCTGGAGCATCAATGCGCTGCCTGCGCCGACCTCACCATGACGATGATGGAGGCCAAGGAGGACCGCAAGTTCTGGGTCGACCCCGAAAAGATGGATGACAACTTCATGCTGACCGACCTGCCGGAAGATTGGCGGATCACGGTCGACAGCCACTCGTCGAGCCCGATTTTTGCCGACGAAGCTACGCAACTTTTATTCCAGTTGCGCAAGCAGGGCGACATCGACGGCGAATTCCTTATCGACCACACCGCGGTGCCCGACAAGGAAAGCGCCAAGGCTTCGCTACGCCAGCGCAAGAAGGAAGGTGCGGCGATGCAGGAGAAGTTGATCAAGGAAGTGTCGTCGCCGGAAGCCAAGGATAAGGTGATTGAGAATATCCTTAAGGGCGGACATGGCGGGCATCACTGAGCGCGGAAGTTCGGCTGGATCACGCTTGGCCCTTGAGAAGCGCTGCGGATAACGGGATCAGTTGCCGCCCGCTGACGCGCTTTTATCTCGCCGCGCGCGTTGGCGAGGCTTCGATAGATGCGGGCTTCCTCGGCGATCTCCATGTCTTCGAGCATGGCGCCGTGTGCGGTTTCTGCTTTGAACACAGCCTTTTGCCCAAAATCATCCGCGATAATAAATCCGACACCATCGTTTATGCACGCGACGGCAGTGCCGTAGCATTTCTCAGCGTTTTCTTTTTCCTTGAGCAAAAAACTCCAGAACATTGCGTTCGGTCCGAAGTGAATCGTCAGGCTATACATTCTATTTTTCTTTCTGAAGCTGGCCCGTGGCCCATTTGATAAACTCTTCCTTGGGAAACCGAATGTTTCCCTTCGGCACCAAGCGATAAAACGGCGGCCGGCCTTTCCTCAGTCTGAGGTAGTTGCGCATCGTGACCGCGGACAATCCGACGAGGGAGGCGGCTTCCTTGATGGTAAGCCAGTTGCGTTCTTCGAAATTCATACTGTTTCTATCAATGACGCTACAAGATAGGAACTTTTGTTACATTATCGGTGGAAACCTGTCAATTGCCGCACTGGCTTCCCCGCGGGAACCAAACGAGGTTGGCGTCGGCGCAAATCCCGCGTCATTCAGCCAGAAGGAATTCGGGCAATGATCGAGCGTAATCGCAAAGGCAAGCGGAAGCACCGCAAGTGAACCATTGATGCCGACCCCAGCTCCCGCAGCGCCGGGTGCCGCCCCTCCGGGCGGACAGCCTCAACAGCCCCCTTTCGGACAAACGCCCGCCACCGGCGCCACCCCGAACAAGGGCTATGAAGCTGCCGGCATGCAGAAGCTGGGCGTCGTCGTCAAGCAACTGGAATCCATCCTGCCCGAACTCGGCGCTTCCTCGGAAGCAGGTGCTGCGGTTTTGAAAGCCCTCACAGCGCTGACCAAGTTCGTCCCGCCCGGATCCGTCACTCCGGCCGCCCAGAAAAATTCGATCGAAGCCCAGATGCGCGCACAGGCCCAAGGCAACCAGCAGATGCAGGCGCTCAAGCAGCATATGCAGGGCCAGGGCGGAGGCGGACAGCCGCCGGCACAGGGAGCCGCGGCATGACCAACATTTTCAAGACCGTTGTCGAGATGCCGCCCAAGAGCGGATCGTCGCAGGTCGTGCGCACCGCGCAGACCCGGACCGACTATCACGAGAACATGGAGTCGGCACTCAACATCCCCGACAAGAACATGAGCGTGAAAAACCTTGACCCCGTGATGCGAGGGAAGCATTACTGAGCCATGGCACACAAAAAGACATGGGATTTTTCCGACGCTCCAAAGGTTTCAAGGGCGGAAGCCAGAGCGTCAGGATTGAAACAGTTTTTCGACGGGGTTGCTTGCGCAAAGGGACATATCGCCCCGCGCTACACGAGAATGTCGAATTGCGTGGTTTGCTCTGCGGAGGCGTCTCTGTCGTGGCAGAAACGCATGTATCTTAATCAGGGCGAGACTTATCGCGAATATCGCCGCGGCTTGCGCTTCAAAGACCCGGTCGGAACGTTGTTGCGGGTTGCGCGCTCGCGGGCAAAGAAAAAAGGCATCGAGTTTTCAATTACGAAGGCCGATCTTCCGATGCCGGATAAGTGCCCGTGCTGCGACGGTCGAATTGCTATGCGATCGGGACCGACGAAATCGGGCCCAACCCCGGAATCTCCGTCGATTGACCGGATGGATTCCACGCTCGGATATGTAGTCGGCAATGTCGCCATCATTTGCTGGCGGTGTAACGAACTGAAGCGCGATGCTTCGCTTGACGAGCTTAAGCGAATTGTTTCGTGGATTGAGAAAACAGCGCAAAAGCGCAAAACCCAACTAACTTTGGTTGGATAGGAGCGACCCATGTCCAATGTAAATATTTTTCAGAACTCAACGAAATCGATCCCGACCTCCGACGAACAGATCGTTCGCGTTGATCTGGACAAGTCAGACATCGGCGGCCGCAAGTCGCATTTGCCGGCGCAGGAAAAGTCCGGCGCGATGAACCTGTCGCATGTGCCGAACATGAGCGGCATGCCGGGGACCAAGTAACATGGCGAAGATGGTCGAGGTCGACGAGCTCGAGTACAACCAGATGGTCGCGCTGCGCGGCGTCGCTGGCAAGATCGTGGCCAAGCCGGAAGCCCGGCGGCTGCTTGAACAGGCCCAGAAGCTGGTCGATCCGAATGCCGCGACCCCGATGCTCGACGAAGAAGCGCGCACCAATGCGCCGCTGACCGCGCTCAAGACCGAGATGCAGGCGAAGATCGACAAGCTTGAGCAGGAGCGCGCGGACGAGAAGCGCGAAGCCGCCTTGTCCGCGATCGCCGGCCGCCAGACCGCCGACTTCGCCAAGCTGCGCAAGGAAGGCTACACCGACGAAGGCATCGCCGCGATCCAGAAGCTGATGGAAGACGAGGGCATCACCAAGGTGGGCAACGCCGTCGCCATTTTCGAGCGCAACAATCCGCCCCAGATGCCGTCAACCCCGCAGGGCGGAATGACCGGCACCTCATGGGGCTTTACCGACGTCAACGCCGACACCGACAAGATGATCCAGGAGCTGATCGGGTCGAAAGGCGAGAACGGCGCGGTTGTCGATCGGATGGCCGCTTCTGCCCTTCAAGATTTTCGTAGCCGACGCTAATTAGGAGATTGAAATGCCGCTTCCCGGTTTAGGCGTCGCCCCCGCTGCAGGGAGTTTGTACACTGAGCTAAGCGCAGTGACCCGCAGGGCATTTGTGCCAAAATTGTTCGTCCAAATTTATTTTGGAAGTCCAACTTTGTTCTACATGACCGGCAACGCCCAGCGCGCCGCCGGCGGCCTGAACCAGGTGACGATTCCTTTGCAAGGAAATTCCATGGTGCAGGGCCAGTTCACCGGTTACGGTGGCGGCTTCAATTCCCCCGTAATCACCCCCGGCGTACAAAACGGCCAATGGAATCTGGCCTACTGGGTGGTCCCGGTCCCCCTGCCCTTCGGCGAAACGATCATTCAGGCGACCGAGCGCGAAATCTCGCTGCTCAAAACCCGCATGAACGACGTCTATGCGGTCACCCGGCAGAATTTCGCCCGGTTGTCGTTCACCAACAACAGCGCCAACCCGCTGCTGCCCGACTCCTTCTACAACGCCTTCGACGACGGCACCAACGTCCCGACCTACGGCGGCATTAACCGCAACGCGCAGGGCAACTCGGCCTTCAAGGGCCAGTACATCAATCTGAACTCCGGCACTTACAGCCAGGGCACCGCGGGCTTCACCCGCGCCGGCATGGCCACGCTGCTCGCAGGCACCACCGACGCCGCCGGCGGCGAGGCGGTCACTTTCGTGGTGATGAACCCGGGCGACTACGCCACGCTGAACAACACCTTCATCGGCATCGAGCAGATCAACCCGCCGCCGGGTTCGACCTACACGATGGATACCGCGGTTCGATCGAGCTTCCCGAATCTTGTTGTGTCCGGCATCCCGATTTTCGCCGATCACTTCTGTCCGAAAGGCGAGATCTTCGGCATCAACGTCAAGTACACGTCGATGTATATGTCGGAAGACGCCGCGTTCGACTTCTCGGGCTTCTACTCACTCGTGCCGCTCGGCCAGATCGGCCAGCAGGGCGTGGTGGTCTGCGGCTACGACATCATTTCCGCCAAGTCGGTCTCCGGCTTCCATGGATATAACCTGCAAGGGAGCGCTTTCTAATGCCCGGCAATCTTAGCGGCCCCGGCCTTGGCCTTCCGTATCCGTCAACCCTTTACCCTTCCGAGCTCCAGAACGCTCCGCAGGATACGCCCGGCAACCAGCTTGCAATGGCGCCCGGCGATACCTTCGTCATTCCGGCCGGCGACTATATATTCGGTCTCGGCCTGTACCTGGTGCTGCAGTTTCTGGACCCCGTCACCAATACGTGGACGATGGCCTCCGGCTCCGCCTACACGCGCGGCACACATTTCGTGTCGTCCGACGGTTTCAACGTCCGTATCGCCAACCTGACCGGTTGCGTGGTCTCGGCCGCTGTCATCAACGGCGGCACCGGCTATGTGCAGGCCACCACGACCATCACGGCGATCGGCGCCTTCACGGGCGCCTCTCCGACCTTGCTGCCGATCGTCGGCGGCGCGCTCGGGCTGACCGGCACCTTCACGGTGGACGTCCCGACCAAGGGTGCCGGCTACGGCGTGCCCCCGACCGTCATGATTCCGCCGCCTCCTCCGGCGGCGTCGAACCCCAACGGTGTCGGCGGCATTCCGGCCACCGCGATCGCGGTGATCTCGAGCGGCACGATCTCGTCGATCAGCATCACCAACCCCGGCGCGGGTTACCCGTCGGCTCCGGCCGCCGTGGTCGTGCCCTCGCCGTTCGATCCGAACCTGTCGACCGGCATCACCAACGCTACCGTGTCGCTGTCGCTGACTTCGTCCGGCGTGATCATGGGCGCACTGGTAACCAACAGCGGCTCGCCGTTGCCCAACGGCTCGCTCGGCTCGGTCACGCTGTCGATCGGCGGTGCCGGCACGTCCGGCTCGCTGACGGCGAACGTGATGCAGACCGTGGTTTCGGGCAGTGTCACCGGCGCAGGCACGGGCGCCAACACCTACGGCACCACGTTCGGCGGGGCCCCGATTGCGGGCACCATCACCAACGGTCCGAGCGCGAGCTACTTGGCCTTTGATCCGCGGCCCGCGCAGATCGGCCTGGCCTCGGTCACCGCCGGCTTCCCGGGCACCGTCTACGACGGCGGCCTGTTTGAGTCGGCTCCGACCGTTGTGGTCGTGCCGGGCGCCGGGGCTACCTCGACCATCGCAACCGTCGCTTTGGTCATGGGCAGCCGCCCGGATATCGCGATCGTTCAGCCGGGACCGTAAATGGCACAGACCTTCAGCCAAAGCTTGACGGGCGTCAGCGCAAACGCCCGTTACACGGCCAAGGTCATCTCGGTCGGCGATCTTGACATCGCCGGTAACGCGGTTGCGCAAGGTAACGTCAGCGCGGTCGGTGCGCAGCAGGGGGCGATGCAGCGCAACGACTACATTCTTACCAAGGGCGCCGACGGTTCGCTGTCGTATCACGTCATGGACGCCGAGCGTTCCATCCTTCCCGGATACATCGTTCTTCGGAAGGTGTAGGATAGCAGGCAAAGGAGCGCTTTGTCTTGCTGACGTCTTACCTCACCGACACCCGGTCCCTGCTTCAGCTTCCCGGCACCAACTCCACGTCGCTCTATTCCGACACCGACCTGACGCGCTTCATCAACAAGGCGCGCGGGCAGGTCGCCGGCGAGGGCGAGTGCATCCACATCATGGGCACGATCTCGACGGTGGCCGGGCAGAACGTCTATCCGTTCTCCGGCGTTAACGTCGGCACGCCCGCGTTGACCGGCGTGCAGGGCGTCATCAACCTGCGATCCCTGAGCGTCGCTGTCGCCAGCGGGCAACTCTGGATGACGCCGCGGGCGTTTCCATGGTTCTCGCTCTACAATCTCAACAAGCAGGTGCCGCAGCAGGGGCTGCCGACCGAATGGGCGCAGTTCGGCCAGGGCGCGGCGCCGAGTGGCGTTGCCAACACATCGATCGGTGGCGGCACCTTCTACGTCTCGCTGGTGCCGGACGATGTCTACACGATCAATTGCAATGCGATCTGTTACCCGCAGCCGCTGGCGCTCGACACCGACGTCGAGGCGCTTCCCTACTTCTGGACCGACGCGGTGCCGTTTTTTGCAGCGTATTTCGCCCTGATGTCGGCGCAGACCAACGCGCGTATGGCGGATGCCGCGACGATGTACAAGGGCCATTACAACGAGTTCATGGACCGGGCGCGCAAGCAGTCTAACCCGGGCGTCAACCGCTGGATCTACCAACAAAGTGGGGATCCGGCGCAGGGTCCGAAGATGGGCATCAAGGGTGGTGCTCAATGATCATCGATATGGCCGGGTATCTCAAGCAGACCCAGCGCTTCCTGCGTGAGCAGAAGCAGGACTTCGAGAATCCTGACGATCTGCTGTCGTATGTCAATCGTGCGCGGCGCGAGGTAGCCGGCCGGACCCAGTGCATTCGCCGTTTGACTCCGATCTCCGGGCAGGTGCTCGACGGCACCGTGGTGACGGGCGGAAGCGGTTACGTTAATCCTATCGCCACGATCACGACGCCCGACTTTCCATCCGGCGTGTTGCCGAATCCAAGTGGACGACAAGCGACCGCGGGCGTGTCGATGAATGGCGGCGTCGTGACTGATGTGACGATCAACGATGGCGGCGACGGGTACTTCGCGCCGCAGGTAACGATCACGGATGCGAGCGGGCCGGGCACCGGGGCTACCGCGACGCTGTCGATATCGCCGATCAACACGCTTAACATCGGGCAAGAGGTCTATCCGTTCTCGAACATCTATCTCGGCAACTGGCCGGGCGTCGATACGGTCCATGCGATCAAGAGCGCCAGCGTGATCTATGCGAACTATCGCTACATGCTGCCAATGTACGATTTTTCCACATACCAAAGTCAAATTCGGCAGTATCCTTTTCAGTATCAGTACGTGCCGACGTTCTGCTCGCAGTTCGGGCAGGGCAATGGCGGCAGTTTTTATGCTTATCCGCTTCCGTCGCAAACCTACCAGTGGGAGTTCGATTGCTTCTGCCTACCGACCGATATGACGCTCGACAATTCGATTCCGGAAGCAATTCCGCAGCCGTGGACGGATGCAGTGCCCTATTTCGCCGCAGGTTTAGCGTACGCAGAATTGCAAAATCTGAATTTTGCAAAATTTTATTTTGAAGAATTTGACAAGCGCACGCTGGGTTATTCGAGCTACGCGCGACCGGGCCGCAGGGTGAATCCCTACGGAAGATTCTGATGATCGAAGCCCAGCAACCCCAAGCCGAACAGCCGACGCCGTACACTCCCGCCGGTCCTGCCGATCCGCTGATCTTCGAAGCCTTCGAGGGCGTCAACACTGCGACCTTGCGTCCCGGCGTAGATGACAAGCAGGCCGCGTGGCTCGACGGCTTCATGCCGCTCGGCCCCGGGCGCAATCTTCGTACCATGTACGGACTATCTTTACCGCTCTACACCGCACCCCGTCCGGCATCGGTAGCGTTTTTTGATTTCGGCAATATCGGGTCGACGCCGTACATGATTGCAGTGTTGTCCGACGGCAGCGTGGTTGCGGTCAACACGACAACAGGTGTCGCAAACCAAATCGCAGCCCCCGGGGTTATTCAGAACCCGTCACGAACCAGCGTCGGTTTTGCCCAATACGGCAGTCAGTATTTTCTGATCGTATCCAAACAAACCAACGGCTATTTTATATGGAACGGCACCGGGTTTTTCAATCCGGGACAGACTGGCCCCTTCGGGTTGGTCCCCCTAGGCATCAGCGGCACCGCGGTGGAAATTTACGCCGGCCGTGTGTGGATCGCGAACGGCCCGACGATTACGTTCAGCGCCCCAGGATCGGTCGTCGATTTTTCATCTGGCGATGGCGGCGGCAATTTCGCCTCATCCGACAGTTTTCTGCGCGTTGGCTTCACACAGATCCGCCAGACCAACGGCTTCCTCTATCTGATCGCCGACTCCTCGATCAACTACATCTCGGGCGTGCAGACGTCGGGCTCGCCGCCGGTGACGACGTTCACCAACCAGAATGCCGACCCCGAAGTCGGCACCCCATGGCCCTCGACGGTTGACGTCTTCAATCGCAACATTCTTTTCGCCAATGCGTTCGGCGCGCACGTTTCCTACGGCGGCGCGGTGACGAAGATCAGCGAGATGCTGGACGGCGTCTACAATACTGTTACCAATTTCGGCAACATCGTGCCGTCGGCCGCCAAGGCGATCGTGTTCGGCAAGAAAATATGGATATTGCTGCTGCCGATCATCGATCCCGTCACCGGCCAGCAGGTCAACAAGCTGCTGATGTGGAACGGCAAGCAGTGGTGGGCATCGCAGCAGGATGTGGCGCTGACCTATATCCAGTTTCAGGAGATCAACTCGATCCTGACGGCGTGGGGCACCGACGGCATCGCGGTGTACCAGCTGTTCGCGCAGCCATCGACCGCTTTCACCAAGACCGCGCAAACCAAGCTGTGGGACAAGCCGGGCGGCTATCAATTCACAAAATGGATCACGCGGTTCTGGGGCATCGTTCAGTTTTACAGCGGTCTTTCCACCACGGTCAACGTCTCGTTCGACAACGAGACCGGGTCGGTGGCCACGGTGGCGCCGATCAATCCGTCGGTGGAAACGTGGCTGACGGCGGCTGGGGCGGTATCGACGTGGCTGACGGCGGCCCAGACGGCCTCGCAGTGGCTCGGCAGCGGCACCGGGTATTCGGTGATCTCGCCGGACGCGGTGGGGTACGACGGCGTGCTGACGGGCTTTACAGTGCGCACCAATGCGGCTGATATGGCGATCGTGTCGATGATGATCCAAGATACCATCGCGGGCAACCGAGGGTAAGCATGGCCTATAGCATTACCCAGTTCCAGAACAACACTACCAACCAGCTTTCGGCGCTGGACAACAATTTCACGACGTTCGGTGCCCTGGTGCCGATCCCGTGCGGCATCGCAGGCACTAACACCCTGGTGCTGACGCAAAGCGCCACTGGACTGGTACCGACGCCGACGATTCAGGGCTACTCGACCGACATGGTGTTTTCCGGCATCGCGGCATCGACCAATACCGGGCCAGTGACGGCGACGGTCGGATCGACCGGCGCGCTCAACGTCTACAAGGATACGGCTGCGGGTCCGGTGTTGCTGACAGGTAACGAGATCATTGCGGGAAACGCGATCAGTCTGCGTTACGACGCGGCGCTGAATTCCGGCGCCGGCGGCTTCCATCTGACGTCTTCGACAGCTACGGCGGGCGCCGCGATCAGCCCGTCGTCGGTGCAGGTCAATGGCAACTCGACGCTGACGAACTTGCTGTCCGGCAACAGCCCGACGCTGACGTTCACCGCAACGCCCGGCTGGTCGTCGCAGGATCAGTCGTTCTCGGTGACCGCGGCGCTGGCCAGCGCGTTGCCTGCCGTCGGCGACTTCGTACTGGTCAACCCGCCATCACTTGGAGCCGCCGGCATCGACTATCGCGGGTACGTGTCGGGGGTCGGGTCGATCAGTTCAGTGGCGTCGGCCGCGACCATCAACATCCGCCTGCTGAACGCCGCTTCGGCGTCGCTGGCATCGAACAGCGGAATTTATCGGTATGCGGCGATCAGGAGTGTGCCGTGAGCGGTTTGGCGAGCCTATATAATGTTCCCACGACGGACGAAGAGCGAGCAAGCTGGTCGTTTGCCCATATGGCGCATCATAGGGATATTGCCGAAAAAATATATGTACTGTTAAAAATCGCGTTGCCGGAGTATATTATTGACCCAATCGATCCTAACGACACTGGGCAGTGGGAATACCAGCACCAACTTATGCACGACAATCAAAACCAGTTGTTAGGAATTGATGGGCAGGATTTGACAGGCATCGATTGGAAGAATCAGAACGAATTGGCAGCTTGGATTTTTCTGAACGGGTCAGAACATTTTCAAGCGAGCAATGTTTTGGAGATCGGCTAGATGGCAGAAGCAGCATTGAAAACCGAAATTCACGAACTGGCGCCGGTACGCCGTTTCGAAATCGCCGACCTGTCCACCCACGGCCCGTGGCTGATGAAGCGGTTTATCGCGGCCTTCCCGGATTTCACCGAACAGGCGATCGCCGGCTATTTGCGCGGGCTGATCTACAACAACGAGCACATCTTCCTGTATCAGGACAACGCGGTGGCGCTGGCGCAACTGGTTCATAGCCCCGGCATCCGCACCATGAAGGTTTTGCAGGAGCGGTTCGTGTGGGTGAAGGATCGCGACGACAAGCAACAGTTGGCCGACGCTGCCGATTTTTACGAATACTTCAAGACGTGGGCGAAGCGACAGGACATCGAGCGCATCATCGTGTGCGAGAGCACCGACGTGCCGAAGTCGTTGATCGAGGCACATCTCGGGCGCCTGTTCGACACCAAGATCAGCCACGCGAGGATCTGATGCTGCCGTGGTTTGAACGCCATACAGTGCCGGTCCATCTCGCGGTGATCGCCGCGGGCTTCGTTTCTTTTGCCGCCGCCGTGATGTCCGGTGAGTGGCGTCTGCTTTTCATCACCGCGTTCGCGTGGTGGTTCACGGTGAAAACATGACCGACTTCGCTGTCGAGAAGCTGGATGCCGCCTTCACCGATCTGCAGTCGATGCTGCCGGCGCAATGGCAGCATACCGGCGACAACGAGGTCGAGTGTCAGCCGAACTGGAATTTCTACCGGCAGATGGAAGCCAATCAGGCGGCTTTTCTGGTGATCGCTCGCGAGGATGGCCGACCGATCGGCTACATGACGGCGTTCGTCTATCCCCATCCGAATGCGGTCTCGGTGCTCACCGCCGAGATCCGGACCTATTACGTCGAACGCAACCGGGTCCACGTCCTCAATTCCATGATCGACTTCACGCTGGAGGAATTGGCCCGGCGCGGGGTGTTCAAGATCAGTGCCGAGACCAGTGCCATGCACTCGGCAGGCCGTATCTGGGAACTGAAAGGTTTCACGGTCGCCAAAATCGGCTATAGTCTGAAGCTCAAACCGGCGGCAGGAGCCAAATATGCCTGATTTCGGGATCGGCGAGGGTCTGGCGGCGCTGGGCGGCGGAAGCGGCTTCCTGGACGGCATTCTTGGCGCTTTGGGCATTGGCGGCGCTGACGCGGCTGCTGCGGGCACCGGCGCGGCGACGATCGGGGCTGCAGATGCTGCGGCGGGCGCTGGAGCCGCCGGCGCAGGCGGCCTGGCTGACCTCGTGGGGTCCGGCGCGGGCCTGTTCGGCGGCACCACCGGGCTTGAAGGCACGCTGCTGGCAGGCGGCGCCGAAGGCGGCATTCCGGCAGCCCTCGGCGCGGGCGGCGCTACGGCGCTTGGAACAGCTGTGGACTTTCTCGGCGCTCCGAGCGCTTCCGGCTTCAACGCGGCCGCGTTAACCCCCGGCATCGGGGAGCCCGGCGGAGGCGCCGGCGTGCTAACCTCGCCGTCGGCGGCCTCTTTCACCCCTTCCGGCGCCGGCGGCACCTCGGTGTTCGACACCGGCACGGCAGGTGTCCCCGGCGTCAACGCTGGCGGCGCTCCGGCAGCGACCTCCGCGGTGGCTCCGGCGGGCGCCAGCGCTTCCTCGATCGCCGCTCCGGCAGGTGTGAGCGCGCCGGTGGATGCCACCGCATCCGGCGTCCCCGGGGCGGTCGGGCCAACGTCTTTGAACGGCGCCCCCTTGGGGGCAGCCCCGTCGTCTTCTATTGAACAGTTGCTCAGCAAAGCGGGAACGGGCGCACTTGATTCGTTGACCAAAAACCCCCTTGGCGTGGCGCTCGGCGCTGGCGGCCTCGGTTACAGCATCTATAGTGGGATGCAGCAGACCGCTAACGAGAAGTCGTTGCAAGCATCCGCCAACACGGCGAACGCCAACTCTTCGGCCTTGGAATCTCAAGGGCAGGGACTGGTCAATTACCTGACTAGCGGCACCTTGCCGCCCGCGTACCAGACCCAGATCGATCAGTCGATCCAGTCGGCGATTGCACAGGCGAAGTCAAACGCGGCGGCGCAGGGGCTGCCGACCGACCCGACCCAGAACACCGCGCTGGCGACGCAAATTCAGCAAATCCAGAATCAGGCGCCGATCCTGCAGGAACAGATCGCGGCGCAACTGGCCGGCACCGGCACGTCGTTGATCAACGCGGGCGCAGGCGCTGCCGGATTGAGCGGGCAACTTTATCAGGCGCTCGTACAGAACGACACCACGCAGGCGGCCAACGCCGGCAAAGCCATCGCCACGCTGGCGGCGGCGCTGAACGGCAAGTCGCAGGCGACTGTCGGCAACACCACGCTAACAGCGAGCACGCCATGAGTAATATCGTAGAAAACGATCTCCTCGCATTGCTGGTTGATTACTGCGCAATTGTTCAACGTCGCGCGGCGCAATGTTTGCGTTTTGGTCCGCATAGCGTTCAAGGCGGGCAATCCCTAACGCATTCCATGCGGCTGTCTTCTGAAATAGGCGAACTGGACCGTTTGATTTCTGTTGCCGAAGAACAGGGACTTTTACACGTCGATATAGTCGATTCTAGTTCAGAAGGAAAAGCTCGATATTTTGAGAAATTGTTAGCTAACCTTCGGGCTGGTGCAGCGTAATCTATGGCAAATCGTCGAACTCGGTTGGCGGCGTCAACATCTCAACGGGCTAAGGGAGCAATTCAATGGATTTGGAAAAAGTTAAAGCGTTCGTCGAAAGCGAAGTCGGACGTGCGGTTGAAATGCCCGCTTCGGAGCCCGTGATCCACGCCCAGATATCGCTCGCCGGTTTCGGAACTGCGTGTTGGGCAGTGGTTTATGCTGACGTTCCCGAGGGCGCATTGAAAGTGGCATTGGTGCCGTGGTCTTCAGGGGCCCTGGACCCCGCAAAAGCAGCGTAATAAATGGCCGATGCGGCAACCCAAACTCAAGACCCCTCGCCCGACATCGCCTCCCTGACCGGAGGCATGCCGCCGTCGAGCTCGTCGGCGATCGCTGATCTCACGAAACTGAAAAAGCAGCAGATCGGCGAGGAGAGCAAGGTCATCGACAAGACCAACTCGACCATCGACCACGATCAGGCGCGGATGGAGCGCGCGTTCAAGGCCGAGGGCATCGAGCCCGAGACGCTGAAGCCGTGGGACGCCAACAAGGAACACGAGAAGTTCGAGACCGACCCTATCCAGGGCATCGGTTCGGTCGGCGGGTTGTTTGCGGTGATCGCCAGCGCGTTCACCAAGGCGCCGGCCACCAATGCGATCGAGGGCATGGCGGGCGCGATCAATGCCATCAAGGAAGGCAACGAGAGCGCCTATAATCGGGCCTACGAGTCGTACAAGCAGAACACCAAGCTGGCACTGGATCGCCAGAAGATCCAGCACGAGCAGTATCAGGATGCGACGGCTTTGATGTCGTCGAACATGGCGGCCGGGCAGGCCAAGATGCAGTTGCTGGCCGCCAAATTCGGCGACCAGAACACTCTGATGCTGCTCGAGCACGGCATGAACAAGGAACTGTTCGAGATGCAGGCGGCACGCGCCAGCGCTGCCGACAAATGGCTGCAATATGACGAGAACCTGACCAAGCATCAGTTTCAGAAACTGGCGATCGACGAGATCAAGAAGAACCCGCCCAACACCGGCGATCCCGTGCAGGATAAACTTTTATTGGCGGCTCAAGTTTCTCGTATTTACGATCCCGGCGGTCGGATCGGATCAGCCGAGCAGGAAGCATATGGAAAATACGCGATAGCGCATTGGAAAGATCCGGCAGACAAGTTTATTGAAGGTGCAGCCGATCTGCATCAACAGTTCTCGCCGAAAGCGCAGAATATCGAGGGTTATCAAAACGCCAAGCAGAGCTGGACCGACCAGCATCCGGGCGAGACCATGCCTGCCGACGAGGATGCGAAGTTGTTGCAGCAGTTCGGCTTGGCCGGAACACACCCTGCCGCTGGCGGGGCGGGCGCTTTAACCGAACCGAAACTAGTGGCGCAGGAGATCAACCGCCGCGCACAAGAGAATGTCAGCAAGGGCATGGACCCCAGTTCTGCTTTCGACAAGGCGATGAAGGAAGTCAAGCAGGCACAGGGCGGAGGGGCCAAGCTCGACGACAAGACACTCGATGAGTTGTCCGATCAGGCGATTGCCGGGGACAACTCGGTTTTCACCAATCTCGGACGTGGCAAGCAGGGCGCGGAAAACGTCATCGCACTGCGCGCCAAAATCGCCGAGAAATTGTCCGAGCGCGGTAAGACCGGCAAGGATCAGGCACTGGCGGCCGCCGAATACGGCGGCACCAAAGCCGCGTTGCGTACTGCGGCAACGCGCGAGGCGACGATCGGTCAAGCCGCGTTTGAAGCCAAAAAATTCATGACAATTGCCAAGGAAGCGTCCGACGCGGTACCTCGGTCTAATCTGGTGCCGTTCAACAAGGCTGTTCAAATGGCGGAGGCCGCGACTGGCGATCCAGCGTTGAAGCGTTTTGTGGTCGCCAACAACTCGCTGGTCAACCAGTATGTTCGAGCGATTTCGCCGACCGGCGTACCGACGGACATCGTCCGCAAGCACGCCTACGACATGTTGGCGACCGCCGATGGCCCCAAAGCGTACGACGCCGTACTTGACATCATGAACAACGAGATGGATGCGGCAATTACATCTCCGGCGAAGATGCGCGACTATATCATGGGTACGGGCGCTGCGCCGACCGATGCGCCAACCGGCATGAATGCGGGCGCCAAGCCCTACGAGGGCAGCGTCATCAAGTACGATAAAGATGGGAACAGGATCAAGTAATGCCGATCCGAACCCAATCAGCCGACGGTGCCACGCACGAATTTCCGGATGACACCCCGCCGGAGGCCGTCGACAAGGCGATGAAGTCCTATGCCGAGGAACATCAAGATAAATCTACGACCCTTGGCGAAATTGGCCACGGTATGATGGATCCGCTGGTCGGAGCAGGCCAACTGGCTGCGCACATAGCTCCCGGCGATGCTCCCGGCGATGCCAAGATAAGAGCGAAAAAAGAGGCGCGCGGAGAGCGTGTTCACGTTTCTCCGGATGAGGAGCATATCGATTCGTGGGTTAAAGAACGCGAGGAGCAGATACAAAAAGAGCGCGGCGGGTCCAAGAACATCGATTTTGCCCGGATGGCTGGGGAGGCGTTAAGTCCGGTTAATTTCCTTGGCGGCATGGGGGCTGCTCGGGTCGGTGAGGCAGCGGTAGCTCCGATTACAAACCGTTTACTGTCGTCGGGTCTGAACCTCGGCGCAAAAACTGCCGCGGGAGCTACCGCCGCTGGCGGCGCAGCAGGCGCGTTCGATCCGGTCATGGATACCAAGAATTTTGCAAAAGAAAAACTGCAGCAAGTCGGCCTAGGCAGCATGTTTGGCGGAGCGGTCGGAGCGGGCGGCGGAGCCGCAGCGGCGGGCTTGAGCGGCTGGGGTAGCTATATCGCGCGCACCCATCCCGACAATCTCATGTCAGATGCGGTGGTCAAGATTCTCAAGCGCATCAAGCAGGACCAAAAAGCTGGCGGCCCTTCCGCGACTGACGCCTTGGACCTCGTCAATGCCGCGAGCAAACCGATTGCCTTGGTCGATGTCGGCGGGGAAAACCTCAAGGGCCTTGGAGGTAATGTTTACCGGCAGCCGGGCGAGTCTCGCGCGATCGCAAAAACTTTTCTCACTGAGCGCGATAAGCAGGCCGGGGAACGCCTCCAGCAGGACATAAGCAAGCATGTGACTTCGGGCCCGACGGCGTTCCAGGCGACCGAAGGGCTGCTTGAGTCGCGCAGCATGGCGTCTGCGCCGCTTTACAAGGAAGCGCACGCCCTGGAAAACGTATGGAGCCCCAGGCTTGAGCAACTTTTTGAAGTGCCTCAAATAAAACAGGGGCTGCAAGCCGGGTACGATTTGGAAAGCATTCTGTCTGCGGCGCGGGGCGAACCGCTGACTGCTTCACAGATGGGGGTCGACGTCGGGGTGGATGGCACTGTCAAGATGACGGGCAAACCCAACATGCGCCTGCTGGATATGGCTAAGCAGGGCTTGGACGCCATGGTGTCCGATGCCCGCGATCCGATCACCGGGCGGCTTAGTAAACAAGGTTATGCGCTTAACGAGTTGCGGAATGCCTACGTTACTGCTCTCGACGAAGCCGACAAATCCGGCATTTACAAAAAAGCGCGTCAGACGTGGGGCGGCTATTCATCCGCGATGGACGCTATAAAACTCGGGAAGTCAGTGTTTGCGAGTCATCCGGAAGAATTAGCGGCCGAAGTGTCAAAAATGTCTCCGGGGGATCGCGAGTTTTTCAAGCTGGGCACCGCCGATATCATGCGGGAACGCTTGTTGAAGGCAGGCTTCGCGGGCGATGAATCCAAGAGGCTGATGAACGACAATGGTTGGGTAAAGAAACAGTTGCGTCCTGCTTTCGACAAGGCATCGGAACTGGATGCGTTCGTGGACGCTGTAACGACCGAGCGCGGCATGTTCGATACCAAGGGCGAGATCATGGGCGGATCGCAGACCGCCGGCCGTGGCGCGGAAGACGCTGTATCGAACGAAGGGCTGGTAGCGGCCGGTAAAATGGCCGCGCACGCCGCAGCAGGCAGCGTGTTGGGTGCGGTAAAAAGCGCGTGGAAGCTCTATCAGGACATCGGGCTAAAGCCCAATCCGCAATTGAACGAGAAAATAGCGCAAATCCTGTTTACGACGGATGTGCCTGAAGATGCGGCTAAAATGCTTCGTAGTGGCGTGATCCCGCCGAGGGTAAATCCTAAGGCTGGTGCGGCTGGTAATACGGCCGATGCGAGCGTAATAATGGGTAACCAGGCAGGCGGGGCTTCCACGGAACTCAACAGGCAGCAACCGCAATGACCGATTTTACCGAAGAAAAGGGGATACCCATGGATGTAGTTCGTAAAGCTTATCAGCCTCTTAATACCATACAGATGGCCGCACCGCCTGTCGTGCAACAGACTCCGAAGGAGATGTTCACCACGATTTTGTCTGCATACACCACAGCGGATGCGGGCATGATCTGGGAAGATATGGTGTATGCGGGCCTGATTGCAAAAGACGCGCAATGACCGACTTCACCAAGGAAATGGACACGTTGGCAGGCCAACTCGCCAAGGACGCCAACATGGCCGAGAAGAACTTCGGCGACCGCCTCGACGCCTTCAAGGCACTGATGCCGTATTACGCCCTGCTGATGAAGAACAAGGGCAAGGACGACGATGCCGACGAAGACCTGCCCAACTTCGACAATTTCAATTCCAGGATCCACGCGGTCAAGTAACGGAGCGAGACGATGGCGCAAACCAATCCCGGGTTCGAGGTGATCGAGGGCGGAGGCGACGCGCCGAAGCAGGATCCGAATGCCATAGCGGTGGCGCTGATCTCGATCGGCATCAAGACGCTGAGCCAGCGGGCGCTGACCGCGCTGATGGACCTGTTCTGCCTCATCACTTGTTCGGGCGTGTTCGTGATCTGGTATCTGACACCCTCGCCGACGATGCTCCAGATCATCCACAATTCCATCTTCGGGGCCTTTGTTTTAGCGGCGAACTGGATCGTAAGGACGCGCAAATGATTCGTAAACTGGTTCTTGCGGCGTCGTTGCTGATCGCCGCGCCTGCTCTCGCTCAAACCGTCCAGTACGTCTCCCGTGACACGCAATCATGTCGTTCTTTGGAACACGAATGGCGTGATCGCCGACGGCGGGTCGAGTGCCGACAGTCCAATCACCTCGATGGGCGTCACGAACGAGGGCGGGGCGGGCTTCTGCGTCTCCAGCCAGCGCCAGACCGCGGCCGGCCGCAACCAGCTTTGCTTCGGCGCCTCCACCGCCGGCCCCGCGGTGATCTCCCTGCAAAATTACGGCACCGCCGCCGCGCAGAACCTGCAGTTCGTCATCAACGGCACGCCTGTCACCATCCCGACCGGCGGTGCGGCGTTCGCGCTGGAAAACCCGCCATTCGTCGCCAACCACGCCTCCTGCTTCGTCTCCTCGGCCGGCGTGCTGCAGGATTGCGGTGTGGCGCTCGGTGCCGGCACCCAATTCGGCGTGCCCTATTACTCAACCACCTCGCAACTGACGTCTGGAGCGGCAGGCACCAACGGGCAGGTTTATCTCGGCCAGACCGGCGCCGCGCCGCTGTTCACGACGCTGTCGGGTGACGTCACCTCGATCTCGGCGGCCGGGCTGCTCACGCTCGGCAAGGTCAACGGCATCCCGTTCAATACGACTTACGCCGCGCAACGGCGTGCTGATCGGGCGAGGGCACCAGCGCTTTCCATTCGCCGTGACGACGCCGAACGTGGGGCAATGTTTGCTCAGTCAGGGTACGGGTTCGGATCCGATCTGGTCGTCCTGCGCGTCCGGCTCCGGCTCGGCAGGCGGCTCGAACACGCAGGTCCAGTTCAACAACACCACCGCGCTGGCCGGCAGTCCGAATTTTACATGGGTGTCACCGACGCTGACGCTTGGTGTTGCCGGCACGACAACTGGGCAACTGGCCCTGGCCCCGGCGGGCTCCGGCACCGGCACGGTCACGATTCAAAATCCGTCGGGGACGTCGGCCTACAACTTCAATTTGCCGACCGCTGCAGGCTCATCCGGACAGCCCATGCTATCCGGCGGCGGCGGCTCGACGGCGATGTCATTCGGCACCCTTGGAATAGGTGGCGGCGGGACCAACTGTTCCACGGCTTCCGGCACACTGTCTGGACAATATCACTGGGTTTGCGTCGACCGGATTCGTTCAGCGCACCGGCGCTGGCATCTTACGCGTTCTCGCTGGTGGTTCCCGGTCTCCGGCGGCGGCACCGGCCTCGCCAACGGTACGTCGGGCGGCATCCTCGGTTTCACCGGAACCAGCACCATTGCGTCGTCCGGGTTGTTGGCCAACAACGGCATCCTGATCGGCGGCGGTGCCGGCGCCACGCCGTCATCGATCACGGCCTGCACCAACGGCCAGCTTGTGGTGGGCGTGACTTCATCGGCTCCGACGTGCCAGACCATGTCCGGCGATATCGGGGCGATCAATTCTTCCGGCGCTGTCACGATTGCGAACTCGGCGATCACCGTTGCCAAGCAGGCCAACGCCGCGGCATGGACGCTTGCCGGCAATTTTACTTCGGGCAGTGCCGCTCCGCAATTTTCGACCATTGGCGCGTTGACCCAGAAGGCATCGCCCGCATCGAGCGATTTGATTCTTATACAGGATCAGGCTGCCTCCGGCGCGCTGAAGTTCGCTACGGTGTCGTCGGTATCGGCGGCGGGTTCGGTGGCTTCGTTGAACGCTTTGACTGGCGCGCTGTCGATCGGTGCAGGCAACGGCATTAGCGTGACACCGTCAGGATCTACCGTGACGGTAGCCCAATCTCTAACCAATGTAACATTCCAGTCAAACGTGACGACCCCGACCAGCACGACCAGCACTAGCGGGGTAATGATGGGCATGGGAGCGACGTGTCATATAACGCCGTCTTATAGTGGGCGCATTAAATTCGAGATTGTCGGAGCTTTACAGAATTCGGTTATCGGAACCACGACCGCAATTCTAAAATTTGGAACGGGCGCGGCACCAGCGAACGGCGCTGCCGCCACAGGAACATCCCTCGGCAATAATGTCAGCGGAACCTCGGGCGTTGCTGCTGCCGATGCTCCATTCATAGCGCCCGGCATCATAACAGGGTTAACGCCAGGAACTGCCTATTGGTTTGACCTTCTGCTTCTTGTCAGTGGCGGAACGGGGGCGGTTATTACCCCATCGTGTAACGCCATGGAATTCTGATGGCGTTCATCAACTCCCTCTACAATCTGTGGCCGTCGGGCGACAAGCTTATCCCGGGGCTTCGCGACGGCATCGCGGCATCGGCGCCGACGGTGTTTGCTAAATACGGGTTCGATTCAAACCTCGTGATCGCGCATTTCATGGCGCAGGTCAGCCTCGAATGCGGAGCCGGCACCGAGGTGGTCGAGAACCTCAACTACTCGCCGCAGCGGCTGCCGCAGGTGTGGCCTGCTCATTTCAATGCGTCGAACGCCTTCATCTACGCCCACAACCCGCAGAAGTTGGCGAACTATATTTACGAGCCGCCGATCCATAACGATCTCGGCAATGCTGCAAAGTCGAATGACGGCTACTGGTTCCGCGGGCGCGGGGCGACGCAGACCACCGGGCGGGCGGGCTATACCGCCTTGCAGGCGGCCCTGGCCAAAAACGGCAAGATTCTCAATCTGATCGCCAACCCGGACCTCGTCAATGCGCCGGAGTACTTCCTCGAATGCGGGGTCGCCGACTTTGTCATCTGCGGCTGTCTGCCATGGGCCAGGGCCGACAAGGTGCTGGAAGTCACCAGGCATCTGAACGGTGGCTATGTCGGGCTGGCGGACCGGGTGGCGTGGCTGAAGAGGTGGAAAGCCGCGCTTGCCGTAACTTCGTAATTGTGACATTTTACCGCACAACCCGTTCAGGAGCATCGCATGGCCTTTTCTGTCGAAACCGTCAATCGGCTGCTCGCCTCGGGCCGCAATTACGTCAGCACCATTGTCGGTTTTGTGGGCGGTATCGGCCTGATGTCGGCATCCCAGCAAAAGGGCGTGTCCGACGCGCTGGCCGAGATTTTCAACGGGTTGAGCCAGATCGTCCACGGCGCTACGTCGCTGTGGGGTATCCTGATCGTTGCGTTTCCCATCATCGGCATCTGGATGGGCCGCATCGCCAGCAACAGCGCCAAGGTTACCAGTCAAGCCCCGGCTGTACTCGCCGCGGTCAAAGATCCTGCCACGCCTATTCCCCCCGAAACCAAAACCGCTATTCTTGAGGCGGCTACCGAGGTTAAAAAATCATGATTCGAAAGCTGCTTGTTCTCGCTCTCCTCGCACTGCCCCTCGGGGCCTGCGCCACGTTGCAAACCGACTGGGCCATCATCACCGGCACGCAGGTGTCGCCGACCCAGATACTCGTGGCCGCCAATGCATTCGACGCCGGCGAGGCTACCGCCACGCAGTACCTGCTTTATTGCAAGGCGGCCGTCCCGGCGCCGTCCTACTGCGCGCTGGCCACTCGGCAGGCCGTGGTCAAGGCGGTGCGCGCCGGCCGCGTCGCGCGCGCCCAGCTTGAGCCGTACATCACCTCGGGCACCGCTGGCCCGTCGGCCATCTACAACACGCTGGTAGCGACCGTGCAGTCGCTGCAGACCCAGATCCCCGCAACCGGAGCTTCGAAATGACTTTAGCGATCCAGGGCCTGCTGGCCATGCTTGAGCAACTGATCCCGCTGCTTACCTCCGCCGCCAACGCGACGCTCGTCGACTCGATCATCTCGACCCTGAGCGGCTTCCTGCCGTATATCCTGCAGGAAATTTCGGCGCTCTATACCCCGGTCAAGAACATCATCGCAGCCCTGTCGGCAACCCCGGCCACCAACGCTGCGCAAGCCGCCCAGCTCGCCACGCTGGACGCACAGGTCGACGCGGCTTTTGACGCGATCGCCGCCCAGACCGACGCGGATGGCGCCGCATCGACGACCTGACCGTGATGCATGGGAATGACCATCGACCCGGCGATCAGGATCGGGGATTTTATAACCCTTGCGTTTTTCCTGGTCGGCGGATTGAGTTTTGCATGGAGTATGCGCGCGGATCTGAAAATGCTTGCTCGTGACGTCAATGCCCAGGGACTCAAGATAGACAAGCTTGAAGCAGTCATCACTGCTCAAGCCGTGCAAGGGCAGCGCATGGATGACCTCGACCGCCGGATCGAGGAAATGAGGCACGGTCGCGGATTCATCCAGCGCGACATCAACGGGCTTTACGGTCAAGGCGGTAAAGCCCAAAATCTTACCTGATAGAAGGAGCTCATCATGCTGCGCATCACCAGCATTGTACTTGCTTGCCTGTTTTTTGCTTTCCCCGCTTCAGCCCGCCAGCGCCACGCCGCTACGGCTTGTGTCGAGACCGGCAGCCCGATGTTTCCGACCTGCATGGGGCAAAGCAACAATCCGTTTTCCGGCGCGCGATCAATTCATGTGGTGATGAAGCGGGAGCGGACGCCTCGAACCAGCCAGCACGTCGCAATTTCATTGCCGGCAGCACGCCCTTTACGTGAACCCGTTCGGGCCGAAACGGCCGTTGTTGAACATCCCGCCGGCTGCCCCGCCCGCGCGTTTTGCGGTTGCGGCGCCGCGGTCCGTGTGTTTGGGCATTCGGTGCGCGAGCTGTGGCTGGCCGCCAACTGGTTCAAATTCCCCCGGGCAGAGCCCGCTCCCGGCATGGTGGCTGTCCGCAGGCACCACGTCATGGTGCTGGAAGCCGACCTAGGCGGGGGCGTCTGGAAGGTATATGATGCCAACAGCGGGCGGCACCTGACACGGGTGCATGCCCGCTCGATTGCTGGATACGCGGTGGTTAACCCAAGAGCCTAACCCTTGAGGACAAACGAATGAACCGCTATCTGAAAATACTCGGCCTTGGCGCGTTTTTAGCGCTGGGCTGGATGGTTCCCGCGAGCGCGCAGCAGGTCAACAATTACTGGTTTACCGGCACTCCGGGGCAATCCTGTCCTTCGTGCTGGGTTCCGGTATCGGCCGCCAATCCGCTCCCGGTCAGTGCATCCGTCACGGCATCGATCGCGGGCTTTCACCCAGAAACGTCGCTCACTCCAATTACCGCAACAACTGCTGGCGTTCCCAGTTCTACCTTTACCGCCGGCAAATCGGTGCTTGTTCAAAACACCGGCGCTACCAACGCTGCATACTGTTTCCCTGGCGGCTCTGCAACGGTCAATTCGGAATACATCCCGCCAGGCGCATCAGCTCTCATCACAACAACGTCAGAAACTACGATAACTTGTGCGACCGCTATTTCCACGACGACGCTTAATTTGCAAGTAGGCACTGGTTTGTGGACTGGCGCCGGCGGCGGATCGGGAGGCGGCTCCGGCGGGAACGTCAACGTCACCCAATGGAATACGACTTCCCTGGGCGTCCCGACCGCTTACGGCACGGCGCCAAGCACCGGCAACTATATCGGCGTCAACGCCTTCATTACGAACACAGTCCCCATCAGTGTTGCATCATCAGCGATTAGTGCTGGTGCTGGTATCGACGGCTGGGACCTGACCCAAGGAACCAAGTCGGACGGCCCCTGCGCCAACGGCTCGACCACGCCTTGCTCCGTTGAAGCCCGGCTTGCCCATATCGAGAACCTCGGGGCAGCCTCTGTTCCCTATACCGTCAACGGGACGCCCACGGCGGCTACGGCAGTAACGCCGGGGTCCGCTCAGACCGGAACGATCGTTGCACCGAACTCCGACCTGACATCGGTCGGCGGCACAGCCATCCTGAAGGGCACGGGCGCAACCGGAACGGGTTCGCCACGAACGACCGTCGCGGTCGATCAGGCGACCAATGCTGGCGCCGCGCTCGTCAAGGGTGGCGTCGGCGTCGTTAACGGCGGCAGCTTCTATCAGGCTGTCGCGGCCTCGCAGACGGCTACCGTCCTGCAATCCTCTACGGGCGCAATCGGCGACTATCTGTCCCATTGTGTGCTCTATCCGACCTCGACCTCTCCAGGCGTCGTCACGGTGTTCGATAACACCAACGCCGCAGGAACCTCAGCAATCCTGTTTCCCGGCGGCGCGTCGAGTTTGTCAAACCTAGCGCCGATCGCGATCCCGGTCGGGTCGAACAGCGTCAGCGGGGCTTGGAAAGTGACCACGGGTGCGTCGATTTCCGTGGTTTGCTACGGAAAGTTTTCCTGATGCAATTTCCTGATCGCATCATCGCGGGTCTGCTCGCGTTCGCGCTGGCGTTCTTCCCGCCACTGGCGTTCGGCCAATCCGCCGTCCTGAATGGCTTCCCTCCGGGGACATTCCAGAGCAGGGCGGCGATTGATGCGCCTATCTCGGGTGGCGCCTATAGCGGCCCCGGCAACGTGCAAACCGGCGCGCTCGCCTTCTATAGCTGCGGGAGGGCTTATAACGCAGCCTATGCTGTGGGAGGAACGCAGCCCGCATGCGATATCGTGGACACCGCAACTGGGCTAGCAACTTGCACAATCCCGATTGGCACTAATGGTTTTGCCAACTTAACCGCTATTGTGTGCCCAACCAGCGCTCCCGCCGTAGGCGTCACCACTTTTTGCACGGTAACTCATGCTGCTGGTTGCAGCGTTGCCAAGATGTATGACCAATCTGGCTCGCTCGCTTGCAGCGGCGGCACGGCATGCAGTGCTGTTCAAGCGACGTTAGCTAACATGCCGCCTCTAACTCTGAGTGCATTAAACGGTTTGCCGTGTCCGACATGGGCGGGCGCTAGCGCGATGGTGCTGGCATCGGGCGTTTTGACGTCCACCACCAATATGCCGTTTGCGTACACAGCAGTCTCCAAGTCTACGGTAGGCACCCCTTCGGCAACATCTGTGATAGTTGAGAATAACGGAAACACGACCAATATCGGTTATCGAGCCAGCGCGAACACTGTTGGCTCTCAAAGTGGCACAATCACGGCGACCGCGAGTGCCAATAGCTTCCATGCAGTCCAGTTAGCTTTAGTTTCGACGGGAGCCAATGCGTCATTTATCGTTGTCGATGGTTCACAAACATTGGGAACGTTTGGGAGTTTTACTCTTACAAATAAAATAGCTGTCGGCAACGGAGACGCTGGCGGAAATCCCCTTACCGGAACAATCTGTGAAGCCGGGGTGTGGCCTAGCAACTTTACTAGCGTCTACACCAGCATGAACACCAATATGCACAGTGCGACGAATGGCTGGAATTTCTAAATGAAATTGCTACGTTTGCTTTTCTGCGACGCGCTGCTCGCATTTCAAATCGCGCCAGCTAAAGCGTGGACTTCCGGGATTTCGCACCTCATCATCGAAAACAATCAGCATACCTATTGGAGTACCCCATAGTGAATTTATCGCGTCGTGATTTTGTCCATGGCGCGTGCACTATAGCGGCTGCGTCGTTGGAGCCTTCTATCATAGACAAGGCAAAAGCAAATTTTCATCGCGGGGCCGTTACGAATTTTACCCCTCTCGCGAAGGCTGATCTTGTCGTCAATCTTGCGAACATGACATACTACACCAGCGCCAACGGGCTGCTGAATTGGGCCCAGATCGCGCAAGGTTTGAGCGATAACGATAACACAGGCAACATAACGCTACGGCAGTCGTTTGCGAACGGGTACCGCAACAATTCGACGGGCGAACTGAATTCCGGCTCTGCCATCGCAAACATGGTCAGCGTCAACTATGGGTTCTTCACGACGCCGGTCAACTATTCGATCTCTCCAGTGCAGGGTCCCGGCAGCAATTCCGGCCAAACGCCTTGGTGGAAAGGACAGCAATGGGATATTTCGTGGTCCGGCACTGCGACGGCCTCCATCAACGGCTCGCTCGGGGCAGGGGGAACGTCTTCGTTCAGCGCCAATTCCGGCACAGTCACGTTTGGAACGACTGATCCAAACAATGTCGCTCTGCTTCTCACTATCACCAACATCAACGACCCGCCGCACAACGTAAAGATAACGCTGCACGAATACACGTCGCTGATCGGCACCACGAATTGGGATCCTCGTTTTGTCGCGGAATGCTCCAATTGGGGCGTCATCCGGGCGATGGACTGGAACGGCGTCAATAACGGCGGCCCGCCAGCGCTCGCCCAATTTGCTGATTTCAACTACATTCAGTTGAACGGCAGCTTCGGCGGCATGTCGAACATCATCGCGAAAATCGATAATGGTTCGGGTAGCGCAGGTAATACACTGACGGTGACAGGGTTGTCCGGCGCAGCGTTGCAAACCGGCTTCCAGATCACGACGGGCAATCAAACCGTCCTCGCAAATATCACCGGGCAATCAAGCGGGACAGCAGGCAGCACCGGGGTCTACACCATCGACGGCGCACCTCAGTTGCTGGCGTCGTCCAGTCTTGGTGCGACTATTGCCGCAGGTAGCACCACAGCATTTGGCAGCACCGGCTTCAAGGGTGGCGTGCATCCGAGCGTGCTCATCGACTTGGCGGTCAGGAGCAATTGCCACATCTGGTTTTCGTTGCCGCTCTACATCTCGAATGCCGAAGTTCTGAATATCGCGAATTACTTCGCCAATAGTGCGGCGCTCCGGAACGCCGGTCTCCAAGTTTGGTTCGAGCCGGGTAATGAACTTTGGAATACGACAGAGATCAATTACTGGCTGCAAACCAACTCGCTGCCGTTCGGTCTTAACCAGCCAGTCGAGTGGGGTCATTACCGCGCTGCGCAGATGATGCAGCAGGTTTACAATGCCTTTGGCGGCGCAACCGGGCGAAATCGTTGGCGGGGAATCGTCGGCTGTCAGTGCGCCAATACTGCTGTTGTTACCTCGGCTCTGGCTGGCATTAATTATTATCTGGCAAACGAGGCTCCCGGCGGCACCACTATCACAACTCTTTTCGATGCCGGTGCCATCGCGCCCTATCTCGGTCCCCAGAGCGATGACGAAAACGCCAAACCGACCAGTGGGAGCTTCACAGTTACGCCGGGCAACCCGACGACAATTACCTATCCGTCTGCACACGGCTACACCAGCGCGCAGGTCAAGCGGTTCTTCTGCTCAGGCGGCACTGGCGCATCACTTATCAACAATCTCGACCTGACGGTGACGGTTTCTTCGGGGACGGTATTGACGGTTGCGGTTAACTCGACGAGCCTGACATTCAGCGGCAATCAGTTCTCTTGTGAGGCGCCCTTCTTTGACATTATTGACCAGAGTATTGCGCTCCATACTTCCACAGTACTCTGCGTTGATACCACTGCTT